AACCTCAGTCTTCTTCGTAGGTGTAGGAGCCTGGTCTTTCTTTTTCAAGGATTTCGATTTGACGGAGCGTTTTTTCGAGCCGCTTGGCATACTGGCGTTTAATCGCAGTAATCCTCTTTCGCTTTCTTTCGACATCTAACCTTTTCTTTAACCCATCGTGTGTTATACTTCTACCTGACTGTGTTGTTAGCCACGCAGCTACTTGTCTTAAACTATATTGCTTTACGTGTTTCTTAGCAAGCTCTAATAGTTCTAGCTGTTCTGGGATAGGGTTTAACCAATCCTCATCCTCTGGGTCTACCTCATATCCAAAAGGTATATTCTTACTTACCTTTGGAATCCTTTGCCACAGTTTTACTTTAAATGGAACTTTAGGTAGTGTCCAATATTCATACTGTAGCGGTCTTTCACTCGTTAGATTCTGCATTGGTATCCTCTTTAGGTGGCAAGATAAACAAACCTCCTGTAGACTCTACTGATACTTTCTCTGTTTTAACTACTCCTGCACGATCAAGTATCTGACCTGCAGCCATTAATGTTTCTTTTATTCCTAGCTGGGTAGGATCGTCCAAAGCCCTACCATAAGCGACTGCAGCTTTGGGTCCAATCCTTGACATGTACGTTTTAGTAGCGTCAAATATTTCATCCTTCAATCCCTCCACTATAGATGTAGTAGGAGTGTTGTTACTATAACCTGCTAACTTCTTAGCTGTAACAGCATCCCCACCTGCTTCCTCAAATAGAACTTCTAGGAACTTAGTTTGCTTCTCATTTAAAGTTCGTGTCATTTTACTTTCCTGTAGGATCTGGTTTTCTTTGCAATTTTTTTAGGTTGAGCCACATGCTGCTTACCTGCCTTAGTGCCTTTTCGTTTTGCTCTGGATGTAGCGGCATACTCAGCAGGGCTAAGAGACTTAATAGCCGCACTAGGTAAATAACGCTCACCAGTTTTAGCACTAGGCTTCCCACTTTTAGTTCGCCACTTTTGTTTTGTCCATGACTTTAAACTTTTCTGTGATTTCTTTAGAGCCATATTAAGCCTTGCAATCACATCCACACTTGCCATTACACAGGCATTTCCAGTTTACGATAGCTCTAAACAACCTTCTAAAGTATCTTTTCATTTGTATCCTCCACCTTTTGCTTTGTATTGTTTTGCAAGCATCTGTGCTTTCCTCGCGCTCCACTGTCCAGGCTTTCCACCTTTGCCGCCAGATTTAATGGAAGAAAACAAACGCTTACGCATACTAGGCTTAGTATAATTACCTGCCTTATTAACGGTTGACTTTTTTGATGATGTCGGCACGATTGATTCCTATATCTCTTAGTTGATTGTCGGTCATGCTTGTCAACTGCCAGTGAGCTACTCTTCGCTCTTGGTGTTCTATTATCTTGTTGTTTACTCTCTTGAGTGCGCCTATTAATCTTGTCCACATAAACTATCCTTTCTTACATTAGTTGTGTACTAAGGATAGTTTTACATATATGTGGACAAAATTAAATAGACATTATTGCATAACCGTTATGTTAAAACTACACGTACAACAGTGCTTGAGCTACTGGCACGTCTGTAGTTTAAAATTGTAGCGTTACCTACAGCTTTAGGTACAACAAAAGTATGTACACCTGCAGGTAACTCTATATCATTATCTGTGACATCAGCTTCAGCAGCGCCAAAGTTAACGTCTAGAGTATGACTAGTTTCAATAATAACCATCTTGGCATCAGTGCAAACTACGTGTGTTGTGTTAGTGTTACTCAGGGTGACTGCATCTTCTACAGACCACCCTAAGTTTTCACCAACTAAAGCTGCATTAATTTCAACCATAGTTGTATCCTAACCTATGTGAAAGGAGTTGCAGCAGTACCGTCACCGAATAGATGCCCAGTTACAACCCACTTGGAGTCAGTGATACATGTGTACTTAATCATACCACCGATAAAGCGTCCTTTAGTATCCCCATCAGCTACGATCTGGTGATCTGCTGCTGCAGGACAAGCAAACGCTAGTGTGTCAATGTTTTCATTTAGCGCAGCTAAACCACCGACTTCATCTTTGTCGATCATTGTAATCATACCTTGTAAGGTATCTGCACTTGATGCTGCGTTAATTGTCATTGTTCCTGTAAACGTTGTGCCTACATGAAACTCATAAGTTAATCCTGCTGCTGCTGCAGGTAGAGTTACAGTGATACCACCTGCACGATTCAAGCTAAAGATAGTGCCTGACTCTGCTGCTGTTACTGTTTTAGTTGAATCAGTGATACTTGTTATCGCTGCCTTTATAGTAGTGAGAGTAATAGGTGTTTCATAAACTTCTATACCCTCTTGCCTTGTTGCTGTTGCTGACATTATTTGTCTCCTTTATAAAACATACCAGACTTTCTGTAATCTGTTTTTCCGTTATTAACTATGCCGCCTCTGTTCTTGAAGCCCATTTTGTTTCGTACCCCTGCAGGAAGTTTAGATAACCCTGTATTATCTGCTGGTACATCTTTTAGTTTTCCACCTTTAGACATGCCCATAGTCTTTGGTTTGTCTTTAGGTTTAGGTTGTTGTTGACCCATCATCATACTACGTTGTCTTTCTTGATCTGCTTGTGTAGGATTGTATATAGGTTGTATAGGATTTATAACGTTAGTATCTTTAGTTCTCATAACGCTATCCTTTAACTAGTTTGTAACCTTTGGCTTTTGCTCCTGCACGAAGTCCAGCTAGAGTCATACCAGGCATTTTACCACCTGCTGCATAACCTTTTTTCATTTTACCGCCTTTAGCCATACCCTTCTTCTTCATGGATACTTTACCACCATTAGCCATCTTTTTCATCTTGCCGCCTTTAGCCATGCCTTTTTTTTTCATAGCCATCTTGCCGCCTTTAGCCATACCTTTCTTCTTCATTTTCATAATTAGTCCTCACTGTATAGATTGTTAAACACTCGTTGCGTATCCCAAACGTACTCTACGTCTTGCTTAGAGTGAAATATGTTTTGGTTAGGTTTAAAGTCAGGTGCACCTTCTCCTGTTTCAAACCATGCAGGGTGAGTTACTCTCACTCTATTATTGGGCAACGCAACCATGTTACCAGTATAATCACCTGCATCTAATAACTCCAACACGTGTGATTGTTTGTGCTGCGCTGGGTCATCTGCTACCTCGCTGTTTGTGTAATCTACAGTGAAGTAATACTTGGCAGGATAAAACTCATTGTCTATCTTAGCTATCCACGGAGCAGGGCTTGCCCTGTCTATTACGTATACGGAGTGTTCATGCGACATGCAATCCCACGGCTGCGCTAAGTAAGGTGGTATTTCTTGGGGCCACTCCTCTAAAGGGGTATCTGCAACGAGCGCAGTTAGCGGCATCCTAGCCCACATCGCTCCACCATGCACGTTAGGGCTATCATCGTCATCGTCAGACTCAAAGCCAGTAAAGATTACTTGAAAGCTTAGTGTCCTGTTTGGCATAGTTGTGACTGCTACAACCATACAATGCAAGAACTCGCCATGATATTCCTGCATATTCTTTGTGTACTCTCTGCGTACCCACGCTTTGAAGTACGGTATATTACTTTGTAGATACGCCATCTTTTTTGTGTTTCCTCCGCAAGTCTGCTTTAGCTTGTTTGAAGACATTAGCTATTGCTGTCTTCCCCATAACTTTAGCACGTTGTTCAGCTACTGTCAATATCTGAATCTTTCTTGCGTAGGGCTTCTTCAATCTCTTAACTTTAGCTACTGTAGCTTTTGCATCAGCCATTGTAGCAAACTTAATAGACACCGTATCTTTTGGATTCTCATCCGTATATAATCTACGTCCAGACCCTTTAGGCTTCTTGCCTGTTCCTACTTTAGGGTCTTTAGCTACCATGCCTTACAGGACCAGTACCTAGCCGTAAACTTATCCTTTGCTGTATCACAGTTGTGTCTAGCTCTGAAGCTCTTACGTCTTCCAGGCTGATCTTTCTTGATACTCATATCAGGATCACCAAAGCGCACAACTTTAACTTGATCCCCTTTCTTGGCTAACACTGCTGACTTCTTAGCTGCACCTGGAGTCTTCTTAGGTTTGTTGTATCCAGGGTATGTTTCCCCACGATACTTTAACTTACCACTAGGCAGTCGTTCTACATCTTTAGTTGTTGCCATAGGTCTTCCTTAAAATGTTATACGTGCACCCATAGTGATGTCACTAAACTCAAAGTCACGATCTGATGATACTTCAGAGTATAGCTTTACGTTTGTATTTGGTAGTGTGTAATCTACTACATAGTCTAATCCTGTAAACACTTCATCAGCATCCAACTCAAGCATATCTATGTTAGTCTCTACAGAGAAGTTTACACCACTGTAAGCTATACCTGCGCTAGGGGTTAGTTCCCAGTTCCACTCTTCTACACCTGTAGTGTAGTTAATATCGTTCTCTGCCCCAATTGACAGAGTTTGTCCTGCTACAGGAATATCCATAGCAACTGCTGGTGCAGCTACCATACTTGATAGTCCTAATATTATTGCTAGTTTTTTCATTGTTGTGTCTCTCTCTTTTTATATTTTAGTTTCTTGGGTCTATTATATCCATGTGGTCACGATTCATAAACTGCATAGTGTTTTCTAACAGAGCTAGTCTTTGTTGTAGCGCTGTTATAGCACCTATTGTTTTAGTTAAGCTTTCGGTTTCCTCCCACAGTTCTTCTATCTCAGCAAATGCACCATCAATATAATCCATATTATCTAGCACATCACGCTTTAGATTAACGCTATCTTCTACAGCCATCTTACTAGCGAACTGTTCTACCGTCTCTTCTAAGCCTGATATGGTAGCAGCTTGTTGCGATACCCACCACACACCTCCTGCTAATTGCATACCCATTGCAGCTACAAGGGCTACTGGTAGTTTTAAGTTATCCATCTGCATATTCCCTTTTTCTGTCGGGGTCTAGGACTTCGTGTCGGTCTAAGTGTCCTTCTAAATACATAGCTCTCTCTACATGATCTAAAGTATACCACTCACCTGTGTTATTATAGATAGCTTCTCGTACATAGAACACATCTGACTTAGGTATGTGTACTTTTTTCATAGCATACGAGTTATTAGATGCTAATGCATTGTAAAAATCTTCTAAAACACTTTCACTTTGGCATAGTTGTACTCTTTTATTCTTCATTGTCAACACATATTTAACCTGTTAAAGGAAAAAAAGTGTTACAGATACAAATATGGTAGGGAGAGAGGAGACACATGGGAGGAGCTTTACCAAACTGTGTCTGTAACACTTATAGTTTAACTATAGTTTAGTTATTATTATAGTTATAACTACATAGTAGCATAGTTTAACTTGTAGTGTCAATATGTTTTATTATATTTATTTATTTAATAGGTAGTTTAACTTTAAGTCTAACTATTTTATAATCATTTTATAATTGTTTTAACTTAAAGTTTAACTAAGCTACTTCTACTTCGTAGTTTTACACGGTTTTACCCCCAAGTCAACCCCTAAAGTGCACCTAGTTGCATTATTATCACGGTGTGTTGCTCATTGTATACACTAAAATAGGCCAAAACTCAAAATCTGGTGTGTTGCAGTGTACATATACATATACGGTAGACCCCCCCGTGGCCCTCGCAGGGTACAAAACGAGAACAAAAGGCGAACTGGAGAACGAATCAGGAACGAATCGATAACATTTTACACTGTATTTTTATCTGACAGCAAAACCTGGTATCTAATGTACTGTATTTATTACATAAAATTACTGATATGCTGTCAGTAACTATAGAATATGTGAAAAAAAGAGCGAATATTTCACGAGAGGGAAAAACCTGGGAAGGGATGCACAAAACACTCAGCAAAACAAAAAGAAAAAAAGCACTCTCTATTATGCACGTAAAAAAAGTACACCCATATCAAAAAAAGTACTTGCAATTATTTTTAAACTGTGGGCATAGTAAGAACATGGAAAGCAGAACACCGCTAAACACTCGCAAGATTAAGTTTACAAACTGATGCACCTGCAAGCCCTAGCAATCAAGAGGGGCAA